AAGCCAGCGGCACAGCCGAAGCACAGGGAGGACTTTGACAATGACGATTCGGGAATCCCCTTTTGACCGTCAACGCCTTACCGAATAGGCTTGACCTAACACGGGGCGAGGGGGCTAAAATGGAGGCGTAGAAGCCAGCACGACGCAGAACCGCCAAAAACCGCAGCCAAACCGACAGTCCCTTTCAACCTCGCAGGCTTAGGCTTGCGGGGTTTTTCTTTCCCCGCTTGACAAACCGCAACCAATTTGCAATTGCAAGGGCATGACAATTGCGCGAAGGCCATACGCCAGGCGAGACTCAGGTGAAATGACACGGGATCAAAAACGCGAGCGAACGCAAAAGCATCAGGCCCGGATGATCGACGAAATGAAAAAGGCTTGTGACGCCCGGCTTAGAAAAGCGGGGGCGGATACGGCATGCAGTCGGTCAATCATTGTAAACGGGTAATGTAAGTAGAATGCAGAAGTAAAGTGCTTGCAAAGTATCAATAACCGCTTACAAGTAGGAATGTTTTATGACGCACACAGAATTCAGCCGAAAGGGCGGCAAATCGAAATCGGAGAACAAACGGAAATCTTCACAGGTGAACATCGCCAAGGCTCGCGCTGCAAGACTCCAAAAAACGCAAGTTGGAAATACAGATCGACATGCCAGAACTGCGGGGCTGAGTTTGCAGGCAGAAAGGACGGAGCCAACCGATTCTGTAAAAACGACTGCCAGCACGAATTCGCCGTGAGCCGGTGGTTCAAATGCTCTTGCTGCTTGGCGAAAATTGGAGTTGGAGGGCAGACGGCCAGTAAAATTCTTGGAATTGTCGCCAGCACCAGTATTACTCGGCAATGGAAAGCGCGGGGAATTGTGAGCCAAAAGCCCGCCCCTGCCGGATGGTTTATGGCGGCAAAGCAAATTATTGCAGAATCCAACGCATGGGTCGAAAACTGGGAATCGGCATGGATGGAAGAAGTAAAGCCTCCGAGATTTCCTGATTGGTCAGATGTTTGGCGCAAAGAAAAATACAGAATTGCCGGAAATGAAAAATACAACGAAGCTCACGCGGTTTATGAGAGATCATGGATGGCCGAGGTCAGATCTCACGGATCTTACAAGGTTCACCCTGATTGGCGATTAATCGCCCAAAGAAGGGCGGCTAGGACTAACCCAAAAGCAAAGACCGTATTCAATTTAAGACGACGACTGAGGGATTTGATAAAAACATCGAAAAATGGAGGAAGCAAAATAGGATCTAAATTCATTGGATGTTCAACAAAGCAGCTCGCCGCTCACCTTGAGTCGAAATTTACAAAGAGAATGACATGGGAGAACTATGGCGCGTATTGGCACGTCGATCACATCATCCCATGCGCTGCATTCGATCATACAGATCCAAAGCAGAGGGCGGCATGCTGGCATTGGACCAACCTTCAGCCGATGGAGGCGAAAGCAAACCTGAGGAAGTCAAACAAGATTGAAAACGCCCAAATGAGCCTACAGCTATGCACAAACCATTGATAATGAACGCCTTATGCCCCGTATGGGAACCCTACGTAGATTTACGATGCTTTAGGCGCTGCGTCGGCCGTGCAATCTTTATGCAACAAACTTGCAACTAGGGACCAAGCCATGCCAAGAACCACAATAGCCGACGCCTGCCGGGAAAGAGGCATTGACCGAAAGGATTGGGACGAAGCCAAGCGCCAAGGAATCGACCCATGGAACCGCCCGGAAATGGACGCATGGCTGGGTTCTCGCCGCCATCGAATCGCGCCGGGAGCCACGATAACCGATCCATCCGCCGCATCCGCTCAAAGCCTAGAGGAGATGGAGCACTCGATCCGTTCTGCTAAAGACATCGACACGGTTAAAATCCTCAAGGAAAAGGTTCTCGCCCTAAAAGGCATCGTTGCTGTCCAACAAGAAACCCGCGAGCTTGTCCCAGCTGGAGAGGTCCGCCAATCCATCACAAAAGTCGTCGCCGCTGCTCGTGGTGAAATCCTCAAGCTGTCGGCAGACCTTCCACCTCGATTGGAGGGATTGTCAGCCGCTAAAATGCAGCCGCTCATCCGGGAATCGGTGATCGAAGTCCTCACCCGCCTTGCCGACGAAACATCCACGCTTTACGCAGAATGATTCCCGCCGTCGTCAAAGGTGCGTGCCTAGGATGGAAGCCTCCAACCACGCTAAAGCCGTGGGAATGGGCGGCAAAGAACGTCAAGATTTCCAACTCCGAGCGATCAAGCAAATACGACCCGGATCAAACCCCGTGGTGGAAAGCGCCGATGGAATGCGCTGCCGATGCCGAGACGCGTGAGGTAGTGGTTCTCGCGCCAACCGGAAGCGGAAAATCCACGCTTGCGGAAGCTTTGATTCCCTACGTTGTAAGCGAAGATCCGGGGCCGTTTCTCTACGCTTCCCAAACTGATGAGGATGCGAAGTTTTGGGCGGAAACCCGACTCCAACCCGCGCTCAAATCATGCGCTGCCATAGCTGATCTATGGCCGGAAGACCGTCACAAGTCGCGCAAGCTCGACATCATTTTCCCTCACATGCCCCTAATTATGGGAGGGGCGAACGGGTCAAACTTCCAAGAAAAGTCAATGCGATGGCTTTATGGGGATGAGGTCTGGAAATGGAAAGCCGGGTTGATCCGTGAGTTTCTCGCCCGCCATCACGACCGATGGAATCGAAAGGTTTTTCTAGTATCGCAAGGCGGATTTGCGGATGGAGAGTTTGAGGGCGAGTGGAAGAAAACCGACATGGCGGATTTCGCTTGGCGGTGCGATTGCGGGCATGAGCAAGCCTACGATTTCGAGGCGCTAAGATTCGATACAATCCCCCGCGAAGACGGAACGATTGACGAGCAGGCGACTGCCGACACCGCCCGCATGGAGTGCAAAATCTGCCGCAAAGCCTATGCCGACACGCCATCGAATCGCCGGAAGCTGGCGACTTCCAATCTCGGCAATGGCCACGGCGGGTATATCGCCACCACGGAAAGCGGCCTGCGCGGGTATCGCGGATTCCATATCGACGCCCTCGCAGTCTGGTGGGTTCCATGGTCAAGCGAAGTCCTTGGATGGCTGGAATCTGTCCGCGCATTGAAGCAGGGTATTGTCGATAAACGCCGCCAGTGGTGGCAAAAACGCCGCGCTAAATTCTGGGCTGATCACATGAGCGATGACGCCATGCCCATTTCGCGCGCCGACTTCACGAAAGCCGATTGCGAATCCGCCGAGCGTTTCGACTGGGAAAAGGAAAGGTTTATGACAATCGACGCCGGGGGAAATCACTTCTGGCACATGGTTTGCGCATGGGGTGATGGCGGGAAAGCCCGGATTCTTTCGGAGGGTTACGTTCCGAGCGACGGCAAAGACGAAAAAGCATTGGAGGACTTGCGGAAAAAATACGGAGTAGAACCCGGAAAAACCATCATCGACATCGGATTTGACCAAGACCGCATACTTGACCTATGCGTGAAACACGGATGGACGGGCATCAAGGGCGATGGCGTGCGGACGGATTGGGAACACGTTGACCGAACTGGAAACAAAGTCCGCCGCCTTTACTCGAAAACGCAACGCCAGAAAGCAAAGTCAGGAGGGATTGCTAAGTGGTTTTGGCTGGCGACCAACCCCGTTAAAGACATCGCGCACAGGCTCATTACCGGCCAAGGCGGTGAGCTAGAAGTTCCGGGCGATGTTTCCAAGGCTTTCGAGACGCACATGAAATCCGAACGGCGGGAAGTGGTAAAGCACGCCAGAACCGGGCAGGAAACTCCGCTATGGATCACACGCAACCGCCAGAATCACTTGTGGGACTGCCTTGTTTACCAAGTTGGATGCTCGCTAGTGTTTGAGCTTTTCGAAACGGATTGAATCTTGACATACGCGCCAAGCACCCAATTCGGGCGGCATGTCATTGTTTGCAACGGCGCGATCCATTTACATCGCATTGAAGGATGACGAATCCGCCATGGCCACAATTGCCACGGAACGCGCTGCCCTTGCGCTATCGCTCGCAACCGACGCCAACGCATCAATGCGCATCACAAACGCCACAGTGAACGGCCAATCCTTTTCGGGTAGCGCCACAATGACCAATCAGGACCGCTTGCGGATGCTTGGTTTAATCCTCAAAATGAACGAAGCGGGCGGCATTCCGGCTTCCGAATCCCACGCCATTTTCTAACATGATCCTAAACGAATTTGGCCAGCCTTACGCCTATGGAAACAGGGTCGCGCATGCGGCAGATCGCTCGCGATTCCGTGGCCCGCAATTTGCCGTTAGGCGTGATGACATCGACAAGCTCATCCCGACTCACGACTGGAATGTGCTTTGCTCACTATCCGAGCGGCTTTACGTCAACTTTGGAATCCCAAAAGCTGTAATCAATCAACGGGCTTCATTCAGCGTGGGAGAGGCTTTCCTGCCAACTTACACAGGCGAATCAGACATGGACGACGGCAAAGCAATCGCCTCGTTCATGCGTAAATACTGGTTTCCGTCATGCACCGTCGAAGGCGGGGTGATGGATTGGCACTCACTGCTTGAACTAACTTCAATCACCGTGGATATTTACGGTGATGCGTTTTGGATGCTCATCAAAGGCGAGGATGGATTCCCGCGCATTCAATGCTTGCCGCCGCATCGCGTGCGATCCGACAACTCAAAGGAAACAGTTGAGGGCGGGCCTTGGAATGGTTTCAAAATTTCACGCGGAATCATCCGTTATGCCAGCGGAAGAATCGCCGCTTTCCGCGTGCAAATGGGTGATGATGCGTCTGTTTACACCGATGTTCCGGCATCGAATATGATCTACGGGTTCAACGTGCTATTCGCCAAACAGGGCCGAGGATTGCCGCTTTTCACCCATGCACTTGAGGATTTCAAAACCTCGCTTTGCTCAATCGACGATGAGCGCATCCGCCAACAAATCGTTTCCCGCCTTCACCTTTCGATTCACAACGAGCTAGGGGGCCCGGACCTAGAGAACCCTCGAAACTCCATGAGCCAGCCTGATTCTAACGGCAACTCATTCGTTGCAACAGCGACTCCGGGCGGGATCATTTACATGACCGCAGGCGCGGGCGAGAAGATCGAGCAAATCAAGCACGAATCACCCGGCGCTCTTTACGAGTCATTCCAAGACCGACTCTTCAAGTCCGCGATTGTCGCCGCCGATTGGGTTTATTCGCTTGTTTGGAACTCTCCCGGCCAAGGAACGGCAGAGCGTGCGGAAATAATGAAGGCTCGCCGCGCCATCGTGAAACGCCAGAAACTGCTAGACTTTTTTGCCCGCCGTGCAATCTCATGGGCCTATTCCGTTTTCCACGAAGAAAAGCGCGTTCCTTTGCTGGATCATCCGTTTTCGTGGTCATTTTCCCGTCCGCCCCGGCTATCTGTTGACGATGGGCGCGAATCAAAGATGGAGCTTGAAGAGTGGCGGGCAGGACTTCGCAACACCGACGAAATCACGGGAGCGCGAGGTCTTACCGACGATGAATTTCACGAACGCCGCGCCCGGATCATCTGGATGCGGAAATACACCGCAAAGCGCGTTGCGGAAGAACTCAACAAAAAGCACGGGCAGGAAATCACCGTGGAAGACCGCGAAATGGCGATGCTAACGCCAAACGAAGTTGCCGGGCAGCAATCAACACAAACCGAAACCACTCAAGACGATGAAACTCCTAACGATTGAAAACCGGGCCGCGAAAGTTCGCCTAAATGATGCCGTAACTCCATGGTCTGCCGACGATTTGATTGGCGACATTGAGCGGAGCTATGGAAACAAAGCGGTGGCAGAAAACATGACCGTTGGAGGCTTCACGGCGTCCGCTGATGACGCGCTGGAAACCCTCGAAATTGAAATCAATTCGCCGGGCGGTAGCGTTCTTGATGGCTACCGAATTTACAACGCTTTGATGGGCATGCGTTCGCGCGGCGTGAAGGTTATCGCCACCGTCAACACCCTAGCCGCATCCATGGGCAGCGTCATTCTCATGGCGGCGGATGAGATCAAGATCGTCGAAGGCGGGCGGATTATGATCCATGAAGCCGCGCAAGTCATCGCTGGAAACGCCGCCGATCACGCCCGAGCCGCTAAGAATCTGGAAGAAATCAGTGAGGAAATCGCCGCCATTTATGCCAATCGCACCGGAGCCAAGCCAGAAGAAATGCGCGAACTCATGAAGGCTGAGACGTGGATGGGTGCGAAGGAGTCGGTTGAACGCGGTTTTGCGGATTCGATTGTTAAATTCAACGCAAAAAATACGGTTGACATTGGCGGTGATTCCCCAACTCCAGGACGCATGAGCTTTCTAAGCGCACTTTTCCCCGACAAGTCCGACGCCATCGCTAAACTCGAAAGCGAAGTTGCGGAAAACGCAACACTCCGCGAATCCCTCGCCACCGCGCAAGCGAAGATCGACGACCTTCAAAACCTCGCTGGCGAAATCGCCGCGAAAGATTTGAAGATCACCGATTTAACGACCAAGGTTGATGATTTCACCGCCAAACTTGCCGAAAGGGATTCGACCATTGCCGAGCTAACCGAAAAATCCAAGGCGACTCAATCCGCCGTCGCTGCCGCCGCCGTTGCTGAAATGGCAACCGTTGGGCAAGAGAAGGCTTTTGAGATTAGCGGAAGCGCGAAGGACTCCAAGGAGGAAATCATCGCAAAGTTCCAAGCAATGCCCGCAGGCGAAGAACGCAGCGCATTTTTCCACCAACACAAATCAATCCTTTCCATCAAATCCTAACACTCACCACTAAACCACCATGGCCACCAACACCATCGCGGGCGTAAACCTCGCACAAATCGCGGAAGAAACCCTTCCACACCTTCAAGCCTTGTTTGCTCCCCTCAACGGAGTAATCACCGACTTCTCGTCTGACATCGCCGCCGAGGGCGCGAGCGTCACCACCCGCTTTGCAACCGTGCCAACCGCCGTTGACCTTTCAAGCGGCTACACCTCGCAAAACACCGCGCTCACGGCAAAAACCGTCACCCTCGACACCTTCTATGGTTTCGTTTACGGATTCAAAGACGTGGAACGATCCAAGTCTTCTATCTTCCTCAACGACCTTTTCATCCAGCCATCGCTTCAAGCGTTGGGAACGAAGGTTTTCGGTGACTTGTGGAATCTGGTCGTCGCTGACAACTTCGCAACCTCCACCACCATCACCGCCGCGAACTTTGACCGTGACGACATCGTTGACCTTGGTACCGCGCTTACTAACACCAAGAAAGCGCCGAAAGCTGGACGGACTATCTGGTCCGCGCCGGGTCACTACGGAAGCATTGTCAAAACCCTCAACTCCGCCGAGTTTCCCGGCATGGACGCGAACAAAACCGAGGCCATGGCACCACGTGTAGCCGGGTTCAACATTTACGAATCCGACCAATGCGATGCTAATTCGCAAAACCTCGCCGCCTTCGCCTTCCATCGCTCATCCTTGCTCATGGCTGGTCGTGGTGTTGACTCCACCGGAGCCGCCGAGGTTGGTGTTGAGGTCGAAAACATCATCATCCCCGGTCTTAATCTCCCGGTCCAATTCCGCCGTTGGTATGATCCAAACGCTGGCGAGTTGAAATACTCCGTTGGCCTGCTTTACGGCGTTGCCGTTGGTATGGACTTTGGTGTTCGGGTTGTCACCGCGTAACCTTAACGATCATGGAAAAACCATCATTCGCCGTTTCGTTTGACGAGGAAGGCAAAGCCACGCTGCTTTGCATGTCAGGTAATGCCGATGAGGTATTGCGGGCATACAAAGCTCATGATGGATCTGCCGCCGCATATCTTCGCCCCGTCGCATCCAAGCGAAAGGGCGAGGCAAGAGGGCTTGTTTTCCGTGAGGAATCCGCCGAAGCGCCAACCCCAGAACCGGAAGCACCAACCGAGCCAACCGACAAACCCGAGCAATCGGGCGAAGCGGAGCAACCCGACATCGAAGCCCTAAAAGTTATCGCCGCTGGCGACGGGCGGAAGGCCGAGGTGAAGGAGGCCAAGGAAAAACTTGCGGAACTCGGGATCATCGTCTAACTTTCTTGCGTCGTATTCATTGGCAGACCGCCGTCTGGGAAACCGGGCGGCGGTCTTGTGTTGACATCCGCTAGTCTCGCCCAATAGCAACGCCATGAGCCTTGTTTCCGCGTTTGCCGCCGCCGCCGCTACTCAGGCATTTGCAATCATGGGGACTCAGACGCTTTCCATTGGCGGGGGTGATCCGGTGGAAATCGTGGGGGCCGAGACAATGGACGGGTCCGAGTTGATGGAATACGCGCAAGACCCAAATACGCAAAAAACTTGCGTTTGTAAACGGAGTGCATTTGATGCGGCCTACCCCCTTGACTCGCAATCCTACCTCAAGAAATCAGCAACAACCGAAAGCCGGGTTTTCCGCGTCGGGTCAATTAATCGCGGGCGGGATTTCGTAATCATCACCCTAACCGGAAAAGAGCGGGCATGATTCAAATTATTCTTGCATTGCCGTGGTCAATAAGGAAAATGTCCGCATGCAAGCCGCGTTACTCACAAGCCAAATTCCGCCCGAAGTAGCCGGATGGTGGGTGAGTGAGAAGCTTGACGGCGTTCGCGCAATCTGGACCGGATCGAGACTTTTGAGTCGCCACGGCAAAGACCTAAAAGCGCCAGCATGGTTCACCGCAGGGCTTCCCTCTGGCTTTCGTCTCGACGGGGAAATCTGGATGGGGCGCGGCACTTTTGATGCCCTATTGTCCAGCATCCAGACCAAAGGAAGCGACTGGCGAAACATCACCTACCACGTCTTTGACTTAGCTGAATCCGGCACATTTGAGGACCGCGAAGCCAAGTTGGCTAAGATCAAACTTCCCGCGCACGTTTACCGAGTGACGCATCGTCAGCTTTCCGGCCATGCTGACCTTTCAGGAATGGAAGCGGAAATCGTATCCAACGGCGGCGAGGGTTGCGTCATCCGCCGCCCCGGCAGCAACTACCGACCGGGCCGCATGGGCGACGTGATTAAGGTAAAGCGCCTCGTGTCCGACCTTGACCGCCCTATTTGATTGACATCCGCCGCCGATGGCCAATGCGGGCATCGTGATCAGAGCGGACGTTGACATGGCCAAACTCCAGAAGTCGCTGAAAAGCGCCGCAAAGGGATTTGGCGAATCGTCGAAGCAAGCGGTAATCCGGTGGGGAGTTCAAACAGCCCGCGAGATGGCGGTTGAGACGCAAGCGTGGGGGCGAAGCGGAACCAAGAAAAAGCAGGAAGGCGCGATGATTGCCGACGCTTACAACGTCCTGATAGTCGTGGACAACATCCTAAAGGCCAGCGAACAAAACGGATGGTTTTCGCTTAACCAAGGTAAATTTCAGTATTGGGAAGATAATCGGGTCTTAAAGACGTCTGAGCAGATCAACGATTGGATTGAAATCAATCGAACACGGCGAAGAGGAAGAACGCCGAAACTAGCTTGGATAGACCGGAAGGTTGCCCATCGGGATGTTTTCAAAAAAGCCATGAGGATACGTTTCCAACTGGCAGGCATGGCAAAGGGCGGATGGCTTGGCGCTGGGCAAGAAATCGCCCGCGCTCAAACCGGGCAAGGCCGGATTAACATTGGCAGAAATTTCCTGGGCTACGCGCAAAAACACTCCAAATTCGGAAGCGCGAAAAAGCCGCTGAATCCATTCAAGCCCATCACCGAACTGAAAAACTCCGTTCGCCATTCATCGGCGGCAAGCGTTTTGGGATCGGGGGCAAGCCAAAAAGCAATCACTTTCGGCCTGCGAAAAACTACTCAGTGGTATCGCAAGGCGGCAAAGGTATCACTAGACAACGCAAAATGACAACCGACAACGCAATCCAATCAATCCGCGAATGGGTGCTTTTGAAGCAACCGATTTTTCCAATTCTTGCCGGGCTGGAAGTTTTGGTAAACGGCGACAACCCAACAGCTTCCCCGCCTCTTATCGGAATCACCGAATCCGGCGACGTTGAGACGTGGGAGCAAAACGGCGTCGCAATGCACGGCATCCTTTCGGTTCCGCTCTCAGTAGTTCTGGAAACCGTGCCAGACGAGGAAAGCGATGAGGAAACTTGCGGAACCACGAAGGAGGATCATCGCGCCATGGCTTCCGCGCTTTACGACATCTTAGCGAATCGGGATGCGATCCAATTTTGCCAAACGCGAAACGGCGTCAATATCCTTGACATCCGCAACGTCAATCCAACTACGAGCGCACAGGACGGACGCCGCGTAACAACCTTTCAAATGAACGTCGTTGCCTGCCCCAACTACTAACACTTTCCAACCATGAGCCTTGCCACAGTTTACGGAACCTCCCAATTCGGCACCGCCGATGAAACCTCCGCGTCCGGGCTTTTCACCGGGACCATCTCCTACAACGGAACTAGCGAGCAGGCATTTGCTCCAAACCATATCGGGTGCGATGCAGCTTTTTCGGTTTATAATGCCAAAAAGGATGTTTCGCTTGATGGGATTGTTGCGGTGAAGGCTACGGGACTTGTTGGGAATATCGGATCGGTGATCGTGCTCGCAAACTCCACAAGCAACAGCCGAACCCGCAACAGTTCAAATCTTGGCGATACCCCAAACGCAAATGCCGGACTTGTCATCATCGGCAACAACGTCACGCCAACCAATAACGGGTTTGAAAGCGGGAACGTGCAAGCCATTTACCTTCCATCCGTCGCCACCAATTCCCCAGTCACCTTGACCTAACGGAATGCAACTCACAGGACAATCGACATTTCAGACCGGGGACGTAAATCTGGCATCTGCGCTTATGTCATGCGGGATTCCATTGGATCAAAATTGCCCGGTTAAACTGATCGAATCAAACACTCGGGATAAGCCCTATGGATCGTTTTTGGTTTGCGCAATTTCAGAAGATGGAATGGAGGACACTCAAGCACTGATGGAGTTTTGGGCAAACGGAGGAACTTTGCGAGAGGGTCATCCGCTGCCGAGGATTTGCGAGTTCATCAAGGCCAAGCCAAACGGGATTCTTTCGTCGGATGAATGGCTGGATCACGCCGTTGATTGGCTGAAAGCGCGATCAATTTCGCTGCCGGGATTGCGCCGAATGTCGGACATTCCGGCTTTTGTGCAAGCTCTCCCGCAATCACTCGAAAGCTATATTCTCGCCTTTGTTTACAACCGCTGGACATGCTTCCAACTTTACAACAACGCCCGCCGCGCAATCCATCAAAGCCGTGGGGATCAACTCCACACCTTGATTGATTCACGACTCCCAAAACACCAGCGCAACGAATTGCTTGCGCGATTAGAAGGATAATCCCATGACCAAAAGAGAATGCCTGCTTTCCGCTGTTTGGACTGGCCCGCCGCTAAAGCTGGACGGGCAAGAATTGCGCTTGCCGTTTGGACGTTTTGAGCTTTTGAGGCGGTGGGGGAATATCATCTTCTCCACCGGATCGGAGCGTGAGCAAAGCGAAACCGCCGCCGTGCATGAATGCGCTTGGATCATGGCGATGAGCAAAGAATCCATGATTGAGGCGCTTTCAAAAGCCCGTGATGAGCTTGACCCGGATTTTGTGAAGTTCTGCGCCACTTACGAGGATGAGTTGCCGGAAATCATCGAGGGGGTGATTGAAAGACTCCAACAACTAAAAGCCGCAATGGTGGAAAGCGTAGCGCCGGGAAAGGGGGATGCTCGCCATGCGTCCTAGCATCTGTGGAGATGTTCGCAAGGCGAGCGGGTATTTGCCCTCACGCGGCAATCTGGGAAATGGAATGCGCGCACGTCATGCAGCTTATCCACGCGGACGGAATGCGAAACGGACAGGATTTCCGCTGGGTTTACTTTTTCGAGCCATCGAAAGCCCTAACGGATGAATTTGAGGAACTAGCAAACATCGAACCGCCACCACTTGAATGATCGGATCAACCGTAAAACTTGGATTTGACGCAACCGCCGTGCAAAAAGGGCTTGGCGGGCTTGGCGGGCTATTTGGCAGGATCGGAAGGCAAATCGGCATCGGCGGATTGCGGCAAGCCGGGGCGCAAGTCACGGACTTGATGGGCCGGATTATCCTCGCCGTTCCTCAAGCCGGAAGAGAGATGCTGGACTGGGTTGGAAATCTAAACGACATGAGCATGCAGACGGGGATTTCTGTTGATCGGCTGATGCTCATGGAAGAGGCATTAACGATTGCGGGAGCGAAAGCGGCAGACACCTCAATGATTATGTCGCGCTTTGCGGATAATATGTATAAAGCAACGCAAGGCGCGGAAACTCAAAAAGATGCGTTAAATAAACTGGGGTTTGGTGCTTCGGACTTGAAACACATGAAACTTGATGAACAATTTTACACAATCGGCAAAGCAGTCTCTGAGCTTGGACCTGAGTTTGAAGGGCTAGAGGGAATCATGGGTGACCTATTCGGGATGAGAGGCGGCTCGAAATTCATACGATTTTTCCGAGACTTTGACGGCAGCTTGGCAAAAGCAAAAAGCAACATTTCTTCATTTGGGGGAATGTCGCAAGATGCGTTTGAGGGATTTGATAAAATCGGGGAATACTTAGAACGGTGGACAATGACGCGCAGAAGCCTGCTTGCTGGTTTCTTTGAAGGCGCGGTCGGAGGATCTGGAATAAAGGGTGCAGCATCCGGCATTGACGCGATGTTCGACAAGCTGAATGGCATGTCCGACAAAATGCGCGAGTTTGGAAAGGTGTTTAGAACGTCAATCGAATACGTCGCGCAGACTGGCGTTGGAAATGTTTTCAGCGACATGTTCAAGGGGCTTGGCAAGTCCATTGGTGAAGGCATCGCGGAAAGCATCAAGGAATCAATCTCGCCAAAAGGATTCATCCAATCAATGAACCCATTCGCATCGAACAAATCCGACCCGCTTCTGAAAGAGAACCAAAGACAAACCGCCGTTCTTACGCGGATTCAGCGTGACGGCATAACAGCAAAATACGCATGAGCCTTGCCACCATTAGAGGAATCGCCCGCAACTCATGGTTGCCGGGGCCGGATTTTGTTTTTCAGCGCGACACAACCGGAAAGGTTACTGGATCACAAACATTCTCGGCAAACCGACAAGATTTTTACGGGCAGATCATGCAAGCCGCGTTCCGCAAGGGAACGAAGATTTCCGTGGTTTATCCACAGGTCTTGTCATACCTTCATCCGCTTGAAATCGACACCGCAGAATGCCAAGAGGAGCCGGGCGGGATTGACAAAATTTTTGTCACCTATGTCGGATACATCCAAGTTGACTCAGAGATGCAAGACCGTGAAACGGTTTATTCCCGAAACAACGCGCTCGAGGAAAGAAGCATCCTGCGCCATCCGAAGTTCCTCGCCGACGTTACTGACATCGAGGACATTGAATTGATCGTGAAGGGACATGATGGCCTTTACGAGAAAAACAAGACGGCATCGACTGCCAGTAATTACAAGATATGGGACGTTGTAACACAAGGCAATCGGGGCGCGCTGATTGACGCGCTCGCGATCGAATGGTGGGATTTTATCGTTACTCGCGGAATAAAGACGTATCAAGCAGCAACTTCCGAATGGACGAAAAGCCGCAGCAACGCGGGAGGCTTGGCAAACATTGATTTGGAAAAACTTGGCAAGATCGACGTTCCAGATGGAGACCCTGCCGCGCCTGCCGGGATGATTTGGTTCATGTCTGGATCGACCGAAAGCCGCACGGTCGGAACCGCTTCTTCATGGTCGATCACATGGACTTTGATAGACGACAACGACATCAACCAAAAACTCTACGGAGACGATGAGTAAACCCGGGATTTCAATCAACCTTCCACCTCGCGTGGAAAGTGGCGAGGCTGTTAAAGCTGCCGATTTTAATTCAATCCGGCAGGCAGTGGCGCGGTTGGCGAGGAGCGGCACTCCCGAACTTCCAAGGATAATGCCAACGACTTACAAGCACCCGTGGAAGTTGCAAGTTGTTGAAGAGGAGTCGGAAATCAGGCTCAAGACGTATTACGGAGCGGTGACGGCGATGAGGTTAAACAATCTTCAGCCAACAATGATTTCGCTGGAATCCAGATTTAACGCGGCGACTCCGACTTACCTCATCAATGACCCATACAATCCAAGCGGGACAATCGGGCATTCCGTTCTTTCAATTTCGACGACGTATGGCGTATGGGTTCAAATCGAAAGATTTCCAACTGAATCGTTTGAAGGATTCGGGGGCGACGATTATGACGGTATGAGTTCCGAACCGTTGCTTGGCGCGGTTTCGATATTCGTCACTGATGATTTTCCAGATCCAGACGACCAGCCAGACTGGAATGACGACTTGGCGTTCGTCCATGTCGGAACCGTGGCGGTTG